CCTTTCAGTTTAAAATTAAGGGCAACCAGATTCTTCCCATTGGATTCGCTCTTCCATCATTTCTGACATGATGAACTTTGCAATATTGATGTTTTTGCGAGCCTGATCCATTGCTTGGTCATGACCAAAAGTCATCAATTCTTGCGCATCAGAAAGAACACCCATGGCAACCATTTCTAAACCAGACAAACGAGCACTGGCAGATTTCATGTATTGTTCACGAATTTGTTCTTGGGATATACCGTAACATTTGCTTTCAAATTCAGTCATTTTTCAGTTCCTTTTCAACTTTCTAAGACTATATTATACAGCAGTTTGCAATTAAAGACAACAACTAAATTTAATAACCTTACGAGTCTGAGGGGATTACTAGCCCTGTAGATTCGGGCTTCTAGAATGTGAAAAACCCTCTACGAGAGAGGGTTTGGAGGGAGGTTTAGCCCTGTGGACTAGGGCATCTGGAGTCCAGCTAGAGCGGATGCTGGAGCCACTTGGATTCCCGAACCGAATAATCGGTTATATTCGTTGACCATATTCGTGGACGGAGTACCTTCAGATGCAATACATTGACTGAATAATTTCACTTTACCGTCTACATAAGGCATATATGGCATTAATGCCAATTGAACACCTTCTTTTGTTTGTTGCATAAGAATGGTTGATGGTGATTCTAAAGTATATCCACCACCAGTAACTTCTACTTTACCAATCAGTTCTTCACCACTAATCAATTTAAATACTTTAATCTCTGTCATTTCAATCCTCTATAACAAGTTGTTCAATAAAATCTGCTGCAATGTTTTGGTCAGTAAAGAAATGAACAATTGTTCTCTCATACTCATAACAATGCTGTGCAACTACCATTATCTGTTTGTTTTTATAAACAGATATTTTTAATACCCAATCGCCACGACGAACTGTGACGAATGATATCATGTTGGGAGATAGTTTGGCTTTCATACAAGTATTTAGGGAGAGCCGAAACTCTCCCTACTTGTACGATTACTTGGTTGGTTTAGGTTGTTTACCGTTTACCCAATCCCAATCATCATCTGTCATTGGGATCCAGTTATTCATTTTACTTTACCTGCTTTGTAAGTTCTGAATGCGTGGATACCATCACCCAAACCAAGAATAAAATTCTTACAGTGTTTCAGCAGCTTTGTCATATGCGTCCTCTTGTAAAAATTCTTTCTTGCCACGAGTTTTGACTGGAACTTTCTTTGGCTTTTGTTCTTCTGGAACTAAACGCTCCAAAGCGATCTTAAGCATACCATTGAATAGTTCTGCATTCTTTACTTCGATGTGATCATCGATAGCAAAGGCACGAGTAAAGGCACGAGTAGCGATACCTTTGAACAAGAAGTTATCTTCCAGTGCATCAGTAGCTGAATCAACATTACCCTTAACGATTAATTTACCGCCATCGATAGTAATATCAATCTCAGATTCACCAAAACCAGCAACAGCTAATTCAATGGTGTAATGATTCTCATCATTCTTGCGAATGTTGTATGGTGGATAGTTGGGAATGTTTTTAGTGAGATCAGCGTGCAACGATTGTAACTGTTTTGCTGATTCGTCAAAGCCGACAAAGAATTTGTCGAAGTCCTTAAATCCTGGACCAAATAATGCAAGTTGTGGTAATGAATTACCCATAGTAGTTCTCCTATTAAGCGAGTTAAAAATAAAAATTGATATCCCGAAGGCATATCAGGTGCTGGTTACAACTCCAGCGACATCGTGCGTCATGTCTGCTTTAAAACGATTCGTAACTTAGTGGTCCTAAGGTGAATTCTTATTACTTATTCATTACATACATTGTAACTTCAAAGCCAAATCTCATTTCTGTTGCTGATGGTTTTGTCCACATAATCTTCTCCTAATTGTTTGTCCATTATTGGACTTATTACTTAGGACTAAGAGACTAAAAACCAGCTAAAGAAAATCATTAGTTTTATCTAATGATACTTATGCTTTTTCAGCAGGTAGTTCAGCTGCAGTATTTGCTGCTTCTGCTTCCATGGCTGCAACCTGTGGTTCGCCTTGCTGTTTAATTTTGTTAATGACTGTAATAACTTCCTCAAATGGGTGCTTACCCAATGTACGAAGAATCATATTGCATTCGTCAATCGTTAATTCAAGTTTAATCATTTTGATTTTTTTCCTATGTTGTATTTGGGAACAAGTTCCCATTCATTTTTCTCTTTATAAGAGACTACCTTAATTTGAGACAAAGATGCCTTATTGTCTGCTTGCGTACTATTTAGTATCTTTAATAGATCCCAATCTTGAAGCAGTCCAGCAATTGCGTTCCTTCTCTCAATATCGCCACTCGTGATGTTAGATTCTTTACCATCAAGAGCGAACAATTCTTTGAAGTGTACAATAAAGTATCTACCCTGCTTATGTAAGATATGGCAGGATTGATACAACTTGTTTTCTTTTCTTGAAGCGATCCCGATGCGGGTGAGTGTTTCACGAACCTTCAAAAAGTTGTCTGGTTCAGGTAGTGTCACCTCAAGCATGGACTCAGCTGTCCAGTCGTAATAAATCAATTCGACAGTCATTATTTTCCACCTTTTATAGTTAATATTTTCATAGTAATTAACTATTTATAATCTTATATTTTTCAATATAGTTATATCCAAAATTCTTTTCGAAATCTCTCCAAGAAATGCTATTAAATAGACCATAATTTATTTTATGTGCAAAGAATGCATTTGGTTCATTTGCTATAAAATTCATATAGTTTTTAAAATTTTTATCTACAGATAGTCTATGTGAAGTTTTCTCTTTTGTGATTGTCCAAAAATCAGAATCATATGTAGAACCACCATGATAAATGTAAGAAATAAATGTCTCTAGATCATTTGCAGTTTCGTATAATGTTGCGTTGATATCATCATGTGGTCGATTAAATTTAAGATGTTCCATAAACATCTGCATAACCAAATTATAATATGTTCCTGACATCGCTTCCAATGGCTCGAAGAAAAGAGCACGATTACCATTCTTAATAACTCTACCAACAAAAGTATTTTTTGTGTAGTAAGATTTAAACTTAAACTCTCTCAAATTTAAATCTTCAACTTTTACATTGAATCTTTCTGCAATATCTGACATCGCATCTTCTTTGGAAGTTATAGTATCATTATATAGATATCCCCACCCCTGTCTTGTTTTAAGTGGAATTCCAAACATCCAACCATTTCTATGCGCCACATGATATGTCCATTCCCAAGTTCCCTGTTCAGGAATCATATGAACCAAACAATGATTAACAGGAATACTATCTGCCATTGTATACTCTGAATAATCTGTTGGATATCCACGGCAATCTACAACATAATCAAAAGTTAATTTTTTATCATCGATAGTAACAACAGCAGAAGAGTCAGTTGATACTATGTCTGTTACATTACCTTGAATCTCTTTAAACTTATTTCCCCAAAGTTCATAAAATCTTTTGAAAGAAAAATCTTTAATTTTAAAGTTATTAAAATGCATACCACGAGCAGGTGGTTGAATGTGACTGAGGATATCATGTTGTCTCCAGCCTGTATATTTTACGCCATGTTTAATTGTGGCATCAAGTTCATCGCCATCCTGCAACAAAGTGAATCGTGTTCCTTCAAACATAGTCTGGGGAATAGCAATAGTTGTACTTTCACCAATACCAAGGATAGGTGTGTTTGGGTCATAAACAGAATAGATTTCAAACTCTTCTGGGCAGTTAGCCAACAAATGTGCAAGACTGACGACACCTGCAGTTCCGATTCCAACAACAGCTATCTTCATTTTCCACCCTTATATAATTTATCTTTTATATCTATCAACTGATCTTCAGTCAATATACTTAAAGCGTCTATTGCTTTAGAATCAGAATACCCAAAATATTCTTTCACTAAACGAAGTGACTCTGTTTCAGCATCTTTTTTATGCCATTTAGAAAATCTTTTTTTCTTACTAACTGAGTTTAGTAAGAAAGAAAACTGCCAGTCCACTGGAATAGATGAGTTGCGATTCATCTCATTCGCATATAAGACTGTATCAGGAAAATAACCCAACCCCCTGTTAATAATAAAAGGAACATAGTCCTTCTTGGCCATCGGGTCTTCTGCTAAGAGATCTTTCTTTGTGAAATTGATTGCATTAATAAAGTCAAAGGGTGTCATGATATGAAACCAACTTCTTTAAGTACAGACTCATGACATGCAAATCGTTTTCCAGGAAATCTTTCTACAAGAATTTTTTCTACATCTTCTTTGGAAGATCCCTGTGCCATGAATTGTTTGGTATCTTTATCGTAAACAAATAACATATCATTATGTTTTTCGATAATAATATGGATTTGTTCTTCCTCTTCAGCTTCATCAATATTTGCAAAGAATTTATCAATCTGATGTTTGGCATGTTTCTCTCTAGCGTTCCAGCCAGATACTGCACCCATGATCCATACAACGAATGTAAATACTACTAGTAAAATGATTTCCATATTAGCCTCATTTGAATTTACACTGAGCCATAATCTCAGTGAGTGCTGCCATTATATTTAGTTCATGGTCAGCTACAAATGCTGCTTTATATTGATAGTCTGCAAGAATTAGAACCAACTGTGGAACACTGTTTGGTTCAATTGTAGTTGCAGCACTATCATATAATTCACGGAACAATGATGTGGTATCTGAGTCAGAGTTCTTAGAAACCCACTTACGGACTTCGGTGAAGTCTTTTTCTTTAAGTAGTTTAATCAAACCCTTAAATGATTCCTCAGACATATTGACGAGGATACCAGAATCAATTTTACCAGACACAGAGTATCGTTGGAGTTCATTTAGAATCCTACGGTAATCTGGAAAGTGTTTAGTGATTAGTTCGGCAACTACCTTAGGATCAAACTCAATTTGCTCTTGTTTGAGGATTGATACTGCTCGCTTGAAGAAGGTTGCAGCGATCTCCTGCTTGTCTTTGGAATCAATCTTAAACTCAACCACAGAACAACGACTATGGATAGGTTCAATGATACGATTCTTAAAGTTACAGGTAAGGATGAATCGACAGTTGTTGGCAAACTCTTCAATGAATCCACGAAGTGCTGGCTGAGTTGAATTAGCATTAAGGTAATCCGCTTCATCGAGGATGACAACTTTCTTGGCATCAGTCAATGATATAGTGGAAGCGAATCCCTTAATCTTAGTGCGCAGAGTATCAATACCCGATTCTTCGGATCCGTTGATCATCATAAACTCTGCACCAATTTCATTACATAGTGCTTTAGCAATTGTAGTTTTACCTACACCTGCTGAACCAGTGAACAAGAAATTAGGTAGTTCACCTTGTTCAACATACTGACGGAAAGTATCTTTCAATGCCTGTGGCAAAACACAATCATCAATCTTCTGTGGACGATACTTTTCTACCCACAAAAACATGTCATCACGACTATCAATCATATATCACTCCAAACATAATAAAGGAACAAGAGGAGATTATACTCCTCTTTGTCTTAGAACTCAAATGTAGAATCTGCTTCTACTGCGACATAGTAAACTAAGTCGGTGTTTGGTGCTTTGAAACGAGAAATCTTCTTGCTTGAGATTGATACTTGGTAATCACCTGGAAGCATCTTTAGGTTTTCTACTTTCAAGTTTACTTTGAATGTCTTATCAGTGTCACCGATTGATTCACTGTAAGAGTTACCAGTGGCATTCTTCTTGTCTCCAACAACAGCAGTAACTTTGCTACCATCACCAACGATTGATACATCTGCTGCACGGAGGACTGAAGAAGTTTTCTTAATCATATCCAACATCGCTGAAGACATGTTAAAGTTAATCTCTGCATCAGGGAAGGTAATTGCTTTCTGTGGTGCTACCAACACAGATGGGTCTGCAGCAAAGAACTTGATGTTCATGTTACCTTGTTTGATAGAAACATACTTGTCTTGGAATTCCAACTCAGGATCCTCGAACAAAGACATAGCACCAAGAAACTCATTTAAGTCATAGATGGCAAAGTCAGGGAATGACTCAGTGGTTGTTGCGTCAGCCATCACATTCTTTTGTGCACTGATAGTTGCTAGTTTGTTCCCACTCTTAAGTAGAAGATTGCTGTTGATGCCAGCAAAGTTCTTGATTAGGTTTACGGTTTCTTTAGATAGTTTCATAGGGTTTCCTTTTCAAATTGTACATTACTATGTATAAAACATTATACTTCAAAACGATCTACTTGTCAAGTTTATTTTTCTCGACAGAATAGTATACATCATGTTCATACAAGAACATCAAGCAACACATTGCGTGTGCCAAGTGATTCTTGCCAGTTTCGGGATCGTTTTGCTCTCCTTCTTTCCATGCCCAAAGATGTCTTTGCATTGCGTCAAAGTATCTTCGTTTTGAGTCAGGAACATTCTTCCAATTATCTGGTTCGTATTTTTCCGCACCAAATGTTAGAATTTCTACAGTCGCTTTTAATGCGAGTGGTGGAAGTAAACCATATTGTAGTTTACCTCCATCAAATTTTCTACCACCTGTCGTGGCATTCTGGGACTTCTTGATATCTTCTTTGGTTGCCATATTTTATCTCCAAATGAATGCACAAATGAGCACTCCGAAGAATGCCCATTTATAACTCACTTAATTAAACTGTACGAGTAAATACAGATGAACCAGCATAGCGGTTTGCAATAGCAACCATCGCACGAGTTGGGCGACCAATGCGGTACTTAACAACTTCAGTACCATTCACAACTGCTGGGTTAGAGTAAACACAGTAACCTTGTTCACGCAAGTTGCGGATTGTGCTTGCTGGGTGAGCAATACCGAAAGAGGACTTGATCTGCTTAGCAGTAAAAGTCTTACCCTTGTTCAAATGCGTCAATAGCAATTCTTGTTTAGACATAATATCTCCATAATTAACAACCATCAAATGAAAAAAATCATCTGGGGCGATGGCAGTACCCCAGATGACAGGTAAACTCTAATTAAACTGTGATGCCATTCTCACGGAGGATCGCATTGAAGTCTTCGGTGTCGTCATCGAAGTCAACGGATTCATCAACAATCTTTTGAAGACGAGACATTTCCATCTTATCTTCTTTCGCAACTGCAGTAGTTGCAGGTGCTTTGACTTTAACAGTCTTGGCTTTAGCCAGTTTCGCAACTTTGGCTTTAGCCTTTGCTACTTTTGGAGTATTCTTCTCAGCCAATTCTTTGGCATACGCAGACAACTCGGCATCAGTAGGAATCGGCAACTGGTATACACCACGCTCGATTTTGTTCTTGTTGAACAACCAGTTAGGGTAACCAATCTTTTCACCCTTCGCACCAGTACGCTGGTCACGAATTGTGTAATAGATTGCAGCACATTCCTTCAGAGTAATCTGAGGATCTTTCTTGTACTGTTTATTGGACTCGATTACAGCCACAACAAAACGCTTTTGAGACAATGACAAGTTTGCAAATTTCAACATAATATATTTTTCCTTAAAAAGTTTCACAAAAATCTAACACTCGAACAACTATTATACTACAATTCCCAATTAAAGGCAAGTTCTTTTTGTAATAACCCTACAAAGTTGCAGGGATTAGAATGGAACCTCGTCCTCTACCTTTGGAGTCTCTACAGATGTAACGACTGGCTCAGGCTGAGGGTTTGCAACTTTATCGAACAAGTCAATAAATGCAGACTTTGTTGCAGCATCAAAACGATTGCAACACAACTCGACTGCTTTCTGCTGATTCTTGAAAATCGCAAAGGCACGAACAATGTGGATCATACGACGAGTCGTAATTGTTTCATCCACACCACCATCCTCGAAAGTACGACGAATTGCTTCAGCCCACTTCACGAGTGTCTCTGCAAACTCGGCATCTAAACAGCCATAAGTTTCCATGAGATTCTTAATAATCTTAACTTCGATTTTAGCATTTGGGTATTCCTGTTCGAATGTAACAGCGAATCGCTCCAAGAATGCTTCGTTCAAAACATTGGTACCAATATAACGACCATCGTCTGAACCCTTACCCTTAGTATTGGCAGTGGCAAAGATGTTGAATCCTTCTGCTGGAACAATCATTTCGTTCTTGAGTTTGAAGTAGTATGGTTTACCCTCAAGAATTGGTTGTAAGCAAAGCAGAGTGTTTGCTGAACCTGCATCAATTTCGTCTAGCAACAAAGCAGTACCACTGCGCATTGCAATCAAAACTGGACCCTCAACAATTTCCACATTACCATCTTCCAAAGTCTTGGAACCGATAAGTTGTTCTTCGTCAGTCATCATGTTAAGGTTAACACGAATGAGTGGTCGTTTGTGCTTGGCACAAATCTGTTCGACCATCGTAGACTTGCCATTCCCAGTTGGACCAGAAATATATGCAGGATAAAAGATTCCAGACTTGATAATGTTTTCCAAATCAGCGTAGTTGCCGAATGGAACAAAGTTAGGATCTTTCTTTGGGATTAGTGCTGAGATATCAGAGTAGTCCACCTTAAAGGATTCTTGTTTCACAGGTTGTGCTTTCAGTGCAGTGTTTCCAACAACAGGGGTTGCACCACCTTCAATAGCGTACAAACCACGACCAACTTTATTCTTCATAAGCCACAGTGGGAATTTTTGTGTTCCCATCGCAGACATTACATCCATAAGTTCTGGTCTGCTAACCTGTCCTGTTGCAACTACATCAGGATACATCTGCATTAGTTTAGACTCAAACTCATCACGAAATTCCATATTAACTTTTGCCATCACATTCTCCATAATAAAAACTACACTTTCACAAATTCATAACGACTATTATACTGTAATTAACAATAAAAGTCAACACTTATTTTTCCCTGTAGATACAAGGGTCTTAGGCTACCAATCCAACGAATCGGTTGAGTAGGACTCGGGAAGTCTTCTTTACATTAAGGAATTTACCGAAATTCTTTGCAATCGCTTTTGCATTTGCATCGGCTTTTACATCCATTTCACCCTCTTGAATCTTAGTTGAAGATTGTGGAATCAAGAACAACTCATCACGACCAGTGTTCTTCACTGATGCAAAACCATTTGCTCTGAATTCTTTCTTCCATGTTTCAACTAATGCATACATATCACCACGATAGTCAGGTAGATTTGACTGTGCAACACCACGCAAATCACGACCACGATTCTGACAGATATGGAATCCAACCATCGTAACATTGTAACGATCTTTAATCATTCGAAGAATCATCTCAGTTTGATTACCAGACAGGCGACCAATTTCATAAGTCTTTTGTGTAACTTCATCTTTAATAAAGTTTTTGATTTTGATTCGTTTGTAAACACCATCAACAATTTCAGTACGAGTATCATCGAAACGACCAGATGAATAGGTGTTCAATGAACCACCCTCACCATCAGTAAGAGTGATGAAAGTTGTTTTCTCGATATTGTTGTTCTTGATAAATGTACCCAAAGTTTTGTAGCAATATACCAATGCTTCGTTCAGTGGAGTACCACCAGTGTTATAACCTTCATTCCAGTGGAAACGATAGTCAAGAATACGACGAGCCATTGAATTGAATTCGCTGGTGGTCATTTTGCTGTTAAAGAATTCTAACAAATGAAACCTATCGGCACAATCGATCAGATTGTTTGGCTCTCGTCTTGCAGATCTCCAAGCATGATATGCTTCACGCTCTGCGTTTGTTTCAGTTACTCTGTCGTTGTAGTCAGTAGTGAATGCAAAGACACGATATGGAATCTGGACACGATTACAGAACATAGCCAGATTGATAACCTGTTTCATGGTATCTTTTAATACTTCGTTCATCGAACCAGACCAGTCAACAAGAAGAACCATACCATGATTCTTACCTTGTGGTAGAGAAGTTACACGCTTGAACAAATCGTCTTGTAACTTATATGCATAGACTTTCTTCATGTCCAATGAACCAATTTTTGATACTGTTGCACGCTTGTGTAGTTGAGCAGACTTCTTCATCTCGAATTCTTTCACGAGATAATTAACAGTACGAATTGATTCGGTTTTAAATTGGACAAAATCTGAATCTTCTGCTGCATGAAAAGCAGTTCGCTGTTCCTCACTCATATTGCGAGTACGATAGTCAATTAACTCAGGACTATCAACTGCCCATTTCTCAGGTGATTTAGTTTCATTAAGAATTTGTTTGTAACCGATGACTGGATCTTTATAGTAATCTGTATCAAATTTCCAATATTTGTATTCAGTGGAATCATCAGCAAGGTCTTCCAATTTGTTTTGAAATGCTCTTTCTGTTTTTGATTCTAGGTCATCACCCTCTTCTGACTTGTCGTCATTCTGGAGAGCAGATGATTTATTTTTCTTGGCTGGTTTCAGATCTTCATCATCACCATCTTGTTCTTCAAAGTCATCATCGCCATCGATGTCAAAGTCACCATAAATTGGATCTTCATCATCGTCACCATCTTCGTCTTCTTCTTGCTCTTGGAATTTGGCATTCTGTTTACGCTCTTCGGCTTGCTGTTTAGAATATGCATAGATGTCGTTTGCCAATGCAATAATTTCATCTACAGTTTCTGTTCGTTCTGCACGATTCACAAATACCTTTTCATCAGGTGTGAATGTTACACCACACTGGAATCCTGCTTTAAAGTAGAGATTGATTTTGTCAATGAGTAATAGTTCGTCAAAGTTTTGAACTTGTTTCGTGCCAAAGAAGTCACGATCATTGAGTTGTTTGTATCCTTCGTTCATGCGTTTGCGCAATCCTGGATACTTGCGTTTGATAAGTTTCTCGATACGAACATCTTCTAGGACATTCATGTATGAGTGTAACTTAGGGGTTTCTTTTAGTGGTTCAAGATAGTCATCATTGGTATAAAGGGCATGACCCACTTCGTGACCAACCAACATATCTTCAATTTCGGGAGTCATATCTTTCCACATCGGCAGAGTCAGGATACGACTCTTGATGTCAAAAGATGCAGTGCGAGTTCTGGCACGAATCACTGAAAGGTTTTCAGTTGCCAGCAGTCTTGCGGAGAGATCAGTTGCTTTCATTTCCATAATATTTATTCTCCAAACGCTAATTCAAATTCAAACTCAGTCAACAATGATTCAATCTGAGCACGATTAGCCAACTTTACAGGAAGAATACCTTCAAATACGCATTCTTCTTCGATGCCATAACCATGACACAAACATGCCAATTCAAAATCATCAAAACCAGCCCATTGATTTTCCATAGTTTTCTCCATAATATAACGACTATTATACATCAGTCGGCAATTAAAGACAACACTTATTTTTACCCCGAATCTACAGGGGTTGGAGGGAGGTGGTTACTTACTTAGTTGCAATAACTGAAAAATCGTTGCGTTTTTCGAATTTAATGACGGATCTGAACTTATCAAACAACTGATCACCCTTGTGGGAAATAACAAAGATGTTTGTATTGTCTCCAAACTGATTCATCAGATTCAAGAAGTAATCTGTTCCTGCAGTGTCCAATGATGAGTCGAAGATCTCATCGAGTAGAAGTAAATTTGTATTGACAGAGTTCTTCATTTTTGCAATCTGTCTCCATGTGAATAGAATTGCCAAGTCAATACGCATCTTCTCGCCTTCAGAAAAAGAAGCATATGTAAAGTCATCTCTGAATCTAGACTTAACTGATTCATTGAATGCTTCATCCAACTCAAAGTGAATATAAGCATCCATTGCTTGGAGATACTTGTTGATCAACTTGTTCATGATTGGAAGATACTCACGAATGATTGCTGTCTTGATACCAGTGTCCTTTAGTAGGATATTGGCAACTTCTTCAAGATTGCGTTGCTCTTGTAGAGTTGTCTTGGTATGAATTTTAGTAATCGCTTCAGTGGCAAGTTCTTTTAACTTTACCTTCTCCTCATCGATGTTAGTTGTGTCAGATTTAACCCTTTGGGTCTCAGCTTCAAGTTCTTTGATTTGTTTATTGAGTAGGGTGATCGTACTGTTTCTTGTAGATAACTCAATGTTCTTGTCGGTGATTTTTTCAACCACTTCGTTAATTTTTGAGAGTTTCGTATTAAGGTTAGTGAGTATGGTTTCGAGTTCACCAATTTTTGTGTTGTTGTCCAACATTTTCGCATTAAGATCTTTGATAATACCTTCTTTATATTCCTCTGCGATATCTTGGCTACACGATGGACAAACATCATGTTCGTTAAAAAACTCTGTGTTGTGCTCGCAAGTTTCGATTTTTTGGAGTAACTTACTTCTGATTGACTTTGCTTTGTCAATGTCTTCAGCAACAGTTTCCTTGTCATTGATGCTTGCTTTAAGAGTATCGATCTCCGAAATGATAAGTTGTATCTCGCCCTCTGCATGTAAAATCTCAGTAGAGTTTGCAGAAATCTTTGCTCCGATACTTTCGATGGCACTCGTCTTCGCTTCAGTAATAGTTTTGATGAGTTGCGTTTGTGAGTCAACCTTTGTCTTAGCAGTGGAGATTTCGTTCTCGATTGCGGTAATAGCATCTTTAGTTTCCTGTACCTTTTCTTTTAACAGCTGATTCATTGTAGAGAAAATACGAATGTCAAGAATGTCTTCAATAACTTCTCTTCGTTGGGTTGTTGGCAACTGCATGAATGGAACAAACGATGCAGAACCAAGGATAACAACTTGTGTGAATGTCTTGTAGTTTAATTTAAGAATCTGTTGCTCAAGAATTTTTTGATAGTCTCTTGACGCAGCATCTTGGTTAATCATCTCACCATCTAACCAAATCTCAAATACATTCGGTTTGATGCCACGAATGATTTTGTACTCTTTACCATTGATATCAAATTCAACTTCAACAGAGCAACCCTTACCATTAATGGAGTTGACTAGTTGACCCTTATTGATGTTACGAAATGGTTTACCGAATAACGAAAAGCACAATGCATCTAAGATTGTGCTCTTACCTTCACCATTCTTACCAATGATAAGAGTAGTCTGCGACTTGTTTAGTAATACTTTGTTCGGTGAGTTGCCAGTGGATAAAAAGTTCTTCCACTGTACGCTTTTAAATACGATCATTCAGCCTTCCATTTCATACCCATAGATTTATACATAAACTTCAATATAAAATTGGGTTTCTTTTTAGAGATAATAGTAATCGGCATTGCATCAACATTAATAGTAAAGGATGGATTACCAAGATTATTAGAGATGGTAGTCCAAGCAGTCCCAGTACCACCAGTACTAAGCAAATAAGAACCAGATAATACAGTAGAATTTTTTAACTGTTCGGCTCGCTTATCTAAAATATACTTTTCGGTTTGCGTGAAATCTAAGTCAAGATTAATCTGTTCTGTCAGTGAAAAGAAATACTCAATCTCAAGTTGTTGCATCATACTACCTCGATGTTGATTGCCTCAGTGTAAAGTGTTCTCATGTATGTCTTGATTTGTTCTTTGTCAACATCAGTTTCAATACTATCAATGTAATGGGTGAGAACAGATACCGTATCTTCGAGATTAAGTTCTTCACCAATCTCACCATCTTGAAACTCTGACATGTCTTCAATAATCTTGATCTCATGACAACCCTTATTATACAACT